GGCGGAGCAGTCAATTTAGATGGAACTGATAAAAAAACCTTTTTTCATGGCAATAGGATAATAACATGACAAGTGAAATAAAAGCAGATAAGTGGTCACCAGCGTCAGGTACTTCCGCAACGATCGGTGACTCAGGTGACACGTATACCGTACCAACGGGCGCTAACTTTACTATAACGGACGAATTAAAAACTAATAAGATCTCTCCAGCGTCGGGCACGGCTTTCACGATGGGTGATTCAGGGGATACATTTACCGTGCCGTCGGGCGTAACTTTTGCGAACAATGGAACCGCTACTGGGTTTGGGGATACCAGTGAATATGTAAAAATAGCAAATATAAATACTTCTTCTGGAACTAGCATGGGTTTTAATGATTGTTTTTCTACAACGTACAGAACATACTTAATAACTTTTCAATTTGAAAATGATAGAAATGGAAATCAAATTTGGATGCGTTTTCAAGCTGATGATGATAGCACCTTTGATAGCAATTATAGATATGCTTGTCGTCAAACAAATGATGGCGGTACAGCAAGCTCAAGATGTGCAACGAGTGATAGTAAATGGATAATGACTGGTGGTACTGCTGGAGGAAACACAGCACTCTTTGGTGGTTGTTTTGGATACATGTATGTTCACAATCCTTACACAATAGCATCTGGTCAAGAAGGTGCTGGTAATAAATATCGTTGTGGTTGGAACGCACATTATTGCGAATATAGCGATAGTGGTGAAGTTGTTAATTCTAATTGTACAGGAATGTTAGAACAAAATGCTTACAATGTTGCTGGTATAAGATTTTTACCTAGTGCAAATTATCTTGGAAAAAGAAATGCAACTGTTTGGGGATTAAAGGAATATTAATATGGAAAGAGTAGTTTGGACAAAAGAAAAAGGACAACACATTTTAACCATGACAGATGCAGAAGTTACTGAATACAATCAAATGCAAGCTGATAGGAATAGTGATGCAGAAAAATTAAAAAGAATAAAAGAAATTAGACAAATTAAATTAAATGAAACTGATTGGTGGGCATCAAGAGGAGAAATGACAGACGAACAAAAAGCGTGGAGAAAATCTTTACGAGATATACCAACTACATTTTCTGCTAGTGATTATGATGCTTTATTAGAAATGGAAGGCAATATACCTAACAGGAAACTTAAACATTCAATATGGAGTAAACCATAATGGCACTAACTAGACTAGGCGGAAATCAATCAATTAATTTAGCGACTAATACTACAGGTACGCTTGGCGTAGCTAACGGTGGAACTGGATTAGCTTCTGGAACATCTGGTCAGTTTTTAAAGTTTACAGGTACAACAACTGTTGCTAGTTCTGCTCTTGGAGATGTAGGAAAGGTTTTGCAAGTAGTTAGCACATCTGGTGCTAATGTTACATCAACAAGTTCTACTTCTTTTTCTACAAACATGACAGTTTCAATTACGCCATCAGCTGCAACAAGTAAAGTTCTTGTACTGCATGCACCTCCATCAGCTGTTTATTTAAGTAACAATAGTAATTATGGACACACTGCCGTGTTTAGAGAAACTGGAGGCAGTGATACTAACATTACTACAAATGGACACAATGGTACTTGGGGAGTATACAGACTTAGTACTGGTACTTATATGTCTGGCTCAGCAATAGAGATTTTAGATTCTCCGAATACGACTGCTAGTATTGACTATAAAATAAGAGTAAAAGTAGATAATGCTTCTTTGACTATGACTTATGGACATGACGCAAGTCAAGCTAGTATGAGTTCTTTAACCGTTATGGAAATAGGAGCATAAATGACAGACAAACTTAAAGTAAATTTAATAGCAGCTATAAAATCATTAGATCCAAGTGCAGAAGTAGCTGTACATAATGAAAATATAGATACTATTGAATGGCACAATGGAACAACAGAAATAGCTAAAGCAGATATTTTAGCAGAACAAAAAAGATTACAAGATATAGAGGACGCAAAATAAATGACCTTTGGCGCTGCATCATTCGGTGAGCGTGCCTTTTCCGAGGACGTCGATCAAAATGCCGTAGTAGCGGTAACCGGACAACAATTAACTTCTAGTTTAGGAACAGTTACAGTAACAGCTGGTGTATTAGTACAACCAACTGGTTTATCTTTTTCTGCTAACGTTGGAACTGTAACCGTTGTAACTGAAATTATAGTAGCACCTACAGGTTTAGGCGCTACAATGTCTGTTGGAGATGTTGTTGTAACAGCTGGTGTATTAGTTCTACCTACAGGTTTACAAATTACATCATCATTAGGCACTGTCACTGTAAGTGGTTCTGCTCTTGTAGAACCAACTGGTGTTGTTTCAACATTTGGTGTAGGAGATCCTACAGTATCAGGTTCTGCTTTAGTTGCACCAACAGGTGTGTCCTCGACATTTGCTGTTGGAAGTGTTACATTGGAGTCAAGATATTTTCCTGCTGGTGTGCAGGCAACATTTGGTTTAGGAACGGTTACTGTAGCAGCTTCTGCTCTTGTAATTCCAACAGGTGTTAGCATTGCAGCACAAGTAGGAGATCCAAAACTAACAATCTGGAATGGTGTAGACGATTCTAGTGGTAATTCATGGACTGTCGTTCCAACAGGATAAGGAGATAATATGGCTGATTCGACAATATTAAATTTAGACCTCCAGACCACTGGAGCAAACGCTGGTACATGGGGATCTAAAACAAACGATAACTTAGAAAAAATAGAAAATGCAATCAAAGGATATGCAAGTGTTTCTATTACAGGTACATCACAAGCATTAACTGTTGCTAGTGGTGGCACAGGAGATCAACAAAGTAGAGCAGTTCTTAATTTGACAGGCACACTTTCAGGTTCTACTGCACTTACATGTGAAGCAAATCCTAACTGGTACATAATAAAAGATGCCACAACAAGAGCTGGACACGCGTTGACATTTGGACCATCAGGTGGTTCTGCTGTTACACTTACATCTGGTGCAATACATTTAATCTATACTGACGGATCATCAGCATTTCAAATACCAGAAAATTTAGCTAACATGGCACTATCAGGTACACTTACTGTTACAGGTGATGTATCTTTTGATGGTGGTTCTTTTACTTTTAACCAGTCAGGTGCAGCGGTAGATGCTAGATTTGAAGGTGATACAGATCAAAATTTAATTATAACTGATGGCAGCACAGATCGTGTTGGTATGGGTATTGCAGCACCAAACGGAAAATTACATGTAAGACAAGCTTCGGCTACAGGTGCGCAACCTGTTATAGAGCTAGAACAATTAGATCAAGACTATGCATTTACAAACTATGTAGGTACGTCAGCTTCTGATGCATCTAAAAGTATATCTTCTTCTACAGCAACAGCAGGGAGTAAAGTTGGTGCTATAAGAATAAGGGTAAATGGTACAGAACGTTGGATAAGAATTTACGATAACGCAATATAGGAGCTTGAATGACGCTTATAAAAATTCAAGTAGCGCCAGGTATAGATAAACAAAACACCGAATACGGTGCTGAAGGGCGTTGGATAGATTGTGATAACGTTCGCTTTAGATATGGTCTACCAGAAAAAATAGGTGGTTGGGTAAAAACAACTACAGAAGCACTTGTTGGCGCAGCACGTGGTATTATAAATTGGTTTTCTCTTGATGGCGATCAATATTTAATCACTGGTACTAATAAAAAATTATATGTTTATCAAAATCAAGCTTTTCATGACATTACTCCAATACGTGTAAGTGGTGCATCTATTACAGAATTTACTACCGCTTCAGGATCTACAACAGTTACAGTTACAGATGCCACACACGGCGCAATAGAAGGTGACTTTGTTACTATATCTAGTGTATCCGGTACAGCTAATGGTATCACTGCTAGTAATTTAGAGGGTGAATTTGAAATACAATCAGTCACCGATACAGATAATTATGTAATCACTGCCAAAGCAGCAGCTTCTGGTTCTGGTGCTAGTGGTAGAACAGGCACAGCAGAATATCAAATAAATACTAATCCTGCTTTTTCTATTCAAGGTTATGGATGGGGTGCAGGCACATGGGGATTATCGACTTGGAACACTACACGTGCAGGTCTTGCAGCACCTGATTCTGTACAACTTGATTCTGGTAAATGGTCATTGGATAACTGGGGTGAAGATGTGTTATGTCAACAATTAAATGGCAGTTTATATTATTGGGACACGTCAGCTAGTACGTCAACAGTTCAACGTGCAAATAGAACAGCAGTTTCTGGTGCTCCTACATCTAGTAGATTTGTACTAGTTTCTGGTACAGATAGACACGTTATTTGTTTTGGAACAGAAACAACAATAGGCACAGCATCTACAAGAGATGATATGTTTCTTCGTTGGTCTGATCAAGAAGACCCTGCAACATGGACACCCACTGCAACAAACACAGCTGGGTCACAAAGACTTACAGACGGATCAAAACTTGTAACAGCAAAACGTTCACGTGGTGCTGTACTTGTGTGGTCAGATACTGCATTGTATCAAATGCAATTGATTGGTGCACCGTTTGTATTTGGTTTTCAACAACTAGGTTCTGCTTGTGGTTGCATAGGACAACACGCAGCTGTAGAATCTAATGGTAGATCATTTTGGATGGGTAATGATTCATTCTTTTTATTTGATGGTTCAGTACAAAAAATACCTTGTAGTGTAGAAGATTATGTATTTACAGATATAGACGAAGCATCACAAAAAGATACTTTTGCTGGTCTTAACACAGAGTTTAATGAAGTAACATGGTTTTATCCTTCTAGTGGTTCTAATATTATAAATAGATCTGTTACATACAATTATTTAGAAAATGTATGGTATGTTGGCACATTAGCAAGATCTTCTTGGTCTGATAAAGGTGTGTATAATTTTCCACAAGCAATAGAGTTTGATAACACAGACACAACATCTACAATTAGCACAATTACAGGATTAACTGCTGGTAGAAGTTTTTTATACAGTCATGAAAATGGTAATGATGCCGATGGCACAGCATTGTCATCATCAATTACATCTGGTGATTTTGTGTTACCGCAAGCAGGTGAAAGACTTATGTCAATAAAAAGATTTATACCTGATTTTAAAAATCAAAATGGTGATGTCAATGTAGAATTAAATTTTAAATTGTATCCGAGTTCCACAGCTACAACAAATGGGCCATTTACAGTATCGCCTACAACAACAAAAATAGATACACGTGCGCGTGGCAGACAAGCATCTTTAAAAATAACAAGTTCTGCAATAGATACTAAATGGAGATATGGCACATATAGAGCAGACGTACAACCAGACGGAATGAGATAATGGCACAAATAAACATACCTAGACTACCGCAAGCACCACAGGAATATAGTAAAGGTCAAATAGATCAAATGATACAATCTTTAGATTTATTGATACAGTTATTAAATAGTTCATATACACCAGAAACACTTAGAGAGGATGACGAGGCTTTTGCCTGGTTTTTAAATTAATGGCTAATACATACAAACGAGTAATATCTGCATTGACTAGCACAGGGGACAACACAGTATATACTTGCCCTACAGCTACAACCACCATAGTAAAGACAGTGAAAGTGTTTAACGCTAGTGGTGGAGCTACAAACGTGACTATGAAAGTAAATGCTATATCAATAGATAACGAGTCTAGTTTGGCTAATAATGGCACAAAAACCTTTGTTTCTGGATCTGATGTATTAGAAGCAGGAGACTTACTTAAAATTAATACAAGTGCACAACCAGTCAATGTGTACGTAACATTTTTAGAAATATCATAATGATTGAAATACAACAAAATACTTGCTATAAGGAGAGATTATGCCTATAAATGATGACGGAGTAGTAGAGTACGTCGAGATCAACGG